GTACATTGACATTTGCTTACGAAACTCCTCACGAGAATTAACGGCTGTAAGTGGTATAGTAAACTCTCGTACACCGTCCCGTGGTAAGTGTAGTCTCATTACTAGAGCTTCACCAACTTCACCGTCCCACAACCGCCGTACAACATATAAGTCGTTGTGGTATACTATCTTCTCCCCTACTTCGCCGTCAGGCATTGTCATACGTATATAAACACCACCATTAGCGCCCCTAAAATAAGGTGCGGGGTACGCAGGTATTGTATAAGTGTTTACTGGTGCGTCTGGCAGATCAATCGACGGAGCTTCTACAATGTTATCTTCTTCCGTAGCTTCTCGAACCCTGCTTCCTAAACTCACAGGCGATTTTATCTTTCCCCAGTTAGGACATTCCCCGCACACGTCAGGATTAAATTCATCAAAAGTAGCACATAAATATGGCCCCTTGATAAGATCCATCTTCTTTAGAGTATCTTTAGCATCGTACTCTGGGTGGTTTTTAGATATAAGATGGGCGGCTTTCTCGCCGTCATCACAAAATTTAGCTATGGATAACCCTGCTCGCCACAACGGTTCCGATATTTCTTGCTGGTTCACCAGTATATTTTTTATCTGCTCGCACCCATTCCCAGCCTGAGTTTTAAGTATTATGTCTTTAAATATGTTTTTCCTGTTACCAAGCAACGCATCCATTACAGCATTACTTCCAGAAGGTATATGTTTGGTAGGAACTGGTATCAATTCTCCATCAATATATTCTTTAAACACATCTATAGTCATAGGTTCTGGAGCGCTGGCACCAAGACAATGAACAGCTAAAGGAGGGTCTTCTTTATGGTTGTGAGTATCAGGAACACGAAGCACACGTGCGCTGTCAGCAGTCACTGCGGGATCTGCTAACAAGTTATGTTGTGCACATAACTGCTTGAGGTGGAGTGCTACAGGTACCCATTCTTTTAGTGTAACAGGTTCTGACAAAAACCAATACGCGTGGATCCCACGTCCAGAGTTAATCAGCAAAGGTTTCGGTAGGTCTAATTCTTTGCAAAATTTTCGTAACGCAATTATAGCGTCATTTTGAGTTTGATAATCTTTGCTAGGCCCACAATCAAGATCGAGGAAGAAAGACCTAAGTTGCTTTACGTTAACTGCTTTGCGTGAATTACTCTCTTCAAACGTAGCTAACGCAAAGTAAACGTCAAACCCATCTTCATCTAATTCATATGCCGCATCTAGTAGAGCGTCCGTAGAACTGTAGAACTTCTGCACCCGTTGGTCTTTTTCCCCGTGCGATGCAAAAATACAATAAAAGCCACCGTCTCCTAACGCTCTCTGTAAGAATTGTTTTGTTATCATTCTGCTTACCTGAGAGAAGCCCCCGACCACGAGCTAACGCAGTCGGGGTTATGTTAAAAAAGTTAATCGTCCCAATCGTCCACAATAGCGTCTAGTTCTGGGTCTTTAGCTTTTTTAGCAGAGGCTTTCTTAACCACTTTTTTAGGTTCTTTAACCTCATCCTCTAAATCATCTTCCAACTCGTCTGCTTCTGACGTTTTATTAGAAGCAAAGGGGCTTGCTTCCCCCGCCTCAAAACCTTCAGTAGCCTCAAAAGGAGAAGACATCTGCATAGGCACGTACTTAATAACCTGCACAGCGTTCAGCCGAAGAGATACCCCAGTTCCCATACTGTTGTTGTGATAGGGGTAGAATACACCAGCGATATTAACTGTGCTACCTGTAGTTAAGAGGAAATCATCGGCAAGTTTTGTATTAGCCGCATCATACTGGGCTGGTTTTCTGGTAGCATCTTTACCGTAAGCGCCTTTCAACCGAGCCTTGTACGTATAAGAACCATCTTCCGCGTCTTTTTTGAATGGGTTATCAAATTTATCAGGCCACCCACCCTCGCTCTTCTCCTTGTACGCCGCCTTCATAGACGTAAAAAGTTCCTTTGCCTGATCTTTAGTCATACGAAAACTTATCTCATATGAAGCACCGTCATCAAACGGATCACATTGAACAGAACGTTTCTGTTTGTTATCGAACTTATAAGTAGTGTTAATACGAGGCCATAGGGCTTCTACATCGTCAATCCGAAAAGGAATAGCTTTTGACTTTTCTGCCATAGTAGTTCTCCTAGTTGCTAAAAATAAACCCGTCTGTACTCTCAAACGGGGAAGTTTGGTTGCCCTCGTAAGGTACGTAGCCAATAGTGATAGCTTCTATAGTGTCTGAATGATCTATCATATTTGAAACTACTTTTAACTCTTCATCCTCCAGAGGGCGGTTTGGTTTGAAGAAGAGTCTTGGTGTAGTGCTGTCATTATCGAAATACATCTCAGTAACAACAGCAATGGCTGGAGTGTCGTGATCCCGTAAAAAACGAGCGTATGCTTGCATGGGCATATTACCGTTCCGTGCTTCACCAAATATAGAAGTAGCGGGTAATATAAGTTGGGCAACAGAACCTAAATCCTCTTCTTTAACAACAGCTAACCGCTGCGAGAACCTGCAAGCTCTGCTGCTTCCGTAACCCGAACCTCTTATATTATGAACACAATCCATACATCTAACAGCTTGGCGCTGGTCAGATGGTACATCTGCCGATGGGTTCTGTGTATCAGACGACCAACAAGTAGGTAGCACCGTTTTGTCAGGATCGTATTCATCTTTGTAATAAAACCGCGATATGGTAGCTGCGTTAACAATGACTACATTTAGAACCTCGTCATCGTGGCCGCTGAACTTCTTATCACGTAAACTAATACGTTCCATACATGTCCTCCCTTTTACAGCTTCGTACCCCAAACCTACAAATCTTCTTGTTGTATATTCTCCCACTCCTCGTTAACAACATCTGCAACATCTGGCTTAGAAGATAGAGCTGAAACAACATCATCTATAGAAAACCGATAGGTGTTCCCCACTTTTATATAGGTGTGGTCTGGGATGTATTTTCGTCTAATCCAACCACGAATAGTAGATATCGAAACTGAAAGATGTTTTGCAACATCCTCAATAGGTACGTATTTAGCGTCCATTATTTTTTCCTAACACTTATGAGATATTCACTGTCCACATTTAACCCCTGTGGCACACATTCGGGGTTTTCTTCCAGAAACTGCTTAACATTAGTTTGGTTCAAGCGCTTCTCAAGAAACTCAGGAACATCATGCTCTTTTATAAAAGAATACATATGCTCCCAATCACTAGTCCAATAGCGTGTTTTAGTTGTTCTATAAAACAAGCCTTCAGAAGTCCTAACGCTCTCAACATCATGCTCTTTACAATGATCTAAAAGAGCTTGCTTTATTATATCCTGTTGAGAACGTAACTTTTCGTCTTGCTCTTTGTATTGAGCCGTAAGATCGCTACGCTTACTCCTAATTTTTATAAAAATTTTAGTTAGCTTTGCTAACTCAGCGCTACTTCCTTCTGCCATAACCCCCTCCTAGACTTTTAAATCTTTATAAGGAGTGCATATTAGTGACGGGAAGTTAGCTAGTCAAGCAGTTTATTGTATAAATCTACAATTTGGGAGTGAACGTCTATTTTACTATCTAACAAGCGGTAAACGTGTTTCTCTACAAGAGAGCCTTGTAGTTGTATTACAGTGCATTTGTGTTTCTGCCCCGCACGATGAACCCGTGCATTAGCTTGAGCGTATGTTTCCAAAGAACTTGTTGGTCCCCACCATACTACCGTATTGGCAGCGGTGAGGGTGACACCGTGGGCAGCGGCGGCTGGTTGAATTATAAGAACACGTGGGTCATCTTGTTCTTGAAATGCTTTAAATATCTCAGTGCGTTTACTCACCGAGACACTACCTTGAATGATCGCATTACTAATACCATCAGAATTAAGTTTGCCAGATAGGATACTTATCGCGTGTTTGAATGGCACGAATACAAGAACCTTCTGGCTTGACTCATCAATAACTTCTTTTAGCACCTTGTACCTGTGCTTAATATCAAACTCTAACGTGTCGCCTTTATCGGTGTAGATCGCGCCACAACTTATTTGCAAAAGTTTATTCATGTTAACCGCAGCATTTACAGCGGTAATCTCTTCGCCCGCTGCTTGAACTACCATACGATTACGTAATTCCTTGTAGTATTTCTTTTGTTGGCGCGTAAGTTCAACCTCTCTTTTTGTGTAAACCATATCAGGGAGGTCTAAACAATCATCTTTCGTAAAACGTATTGCTGGTTGAAGGGCTTGGAATACTGTTTGTGTGGCACTTTCTTTTGGTATCCATTTAAACTGAGATATTTTGTACATCACCATATCTCTAAACGAACCAAAGAAACGAGGGACCGCCGTTGGGTTAACGAGTTTTGCTAGCCCGTAAGCATCTAGTGGGCTTTGTGCTGCTGGCGTACCTGTCATCATCCATAACCACATATGGGGCTTTAGTATTTTATTAAGTGTTTTCCACCGTTTTGTTTGGGCGTTTTTGTAGTGGGTAGCTTCGTCTACTATAATAAGATCAAAGCCGCCGTTGTTTATAGCATCAGCAACTATTTCTACACCGTCGTAATTTATAATTACGTACTCCGCATCGCCTTCTATTATTTTTCGTCGTTTGTCTGCGGAGCCATAAGCTATATCGACACTTCGGTGCATAGCAAAACTAAACAAGTCAGCCCGCCACGCGCTATCCATAATCGAAAGCGGGCATATAACTAACGCCCGTGTCACACGACCTTGCTTCATTAAAAAATCAGAAGCCCATATCGCAGACGCTGTTTTACCCGTGCCTTGCTCGTTAAAACAAAAAGCCTTCCTATTCATAGTGAGGAAAGCCGATGTGCTTTTTTGATGTGCGAAAGGTTTATGCTGCCCGGGCCACTTGTAGCGTCCCTCTATAGGTGAAGGCACGTTTATGTTTAAATTTTTTAGCGAGTGGCTTTCGTCAACACCCCATTTAACAAGCACCTTACCATTAACTTCTTTACTTTCTGGTATAGCCGCAGTGACTTGTTTAGGGTTACGTAGCTTCAACAGCAACGCCTTATTTTTAATAATCTGCAAGTTATGTTCTCCCTTGCGTTATGTCTTCTTCTTTTTCTTACCGTTGTTTGCGCGATTTTTGCTGGGACTCATTAGCTTATACCCATCTGCGTTAGTGCCACCGTTTCGTAATGGTTTATTGTGGCTTATGTCTTTGCCTTTTCTGTTAACGCCTTTTGCGTCCAATGCTCGTCTTGCCCTTTGACGCTCCATACGATTTGCGTGTTCACCACGTTTCTTTTGTAATTCGTATTCGCGTTTATAAGGTCGAGGGGAATTAGTATAAACCATCAATTTCTCCCGTTATGAACACACTCAACTACAGCACAATGCCGCGCACATAATCCACTTGGACGCGGGTTCCATACGTTGTTGTCTGCCGCCGCCTCCATCTTAGCATAGTTTGTAAACCATTTATCCCAAAGTTCTTCTTCTTGGTCTTTCGTATATGTATCTCTTATGAGGTCTTTAGACACTACAAATAATAACCCTGCGCGAATTTCATTTACCTTGGGGAAGTGTTTAAATGTAGCCAAGGCCATCAGCTCCAACTGCCCCTTGTCAGCGTACCGCGCAGATTTACCCGTCTTATAATCAACAACCCATGCCACATCTTCGTCTAATATTATAAGGTCTGCTATGCCCCTAAACCAAACATCCTTATGAAAGAATCCACAAGGTTCGAGTTCTTTAGTTAGCCCTAACTTGTACTCACATAGTTTCTTACCTTGCTTGGCCTGAAGCCGATCAAGTGCCTTCAATGCGTAATTAAATTTAAGTGGCAGCGGTACTTGGTCTTTAATATATTCTTCAGCCGCCTCGTGGAACAGAGTGCCATACAGCATGGCTTCTGTTTCAGTCTCTACGTATTCTTTCAGTATCTTCATATGGTAAAACTGCTTTGGGCATTGCTCAAAGGCTTTAATTTTACTGAAAGACCACGGGGCTATACTCACTCACAATCTCCGTATGATTTGCCAACGCCCGACTCACAATCTAGCGGTAGTCCTTCGGCCCAATCAGGCACCTCACGCATACAAGTTTCGATGTAGTTTTGCGCTTCTGCTACCTCTTCATCGGCTACACAACATACGATACTGTCATGCACCGTTAAGACTACGTTGTACCTTTTTGATATTTTTAACATTTGGTACCCAATTATACAACGAGCAAGTGCTTGGCACACATTCTCTATAACTTTACCACCATATATCCTAGTTCGGCCTCGTTTTGTTTTATAAGATACTTCCAACCCAGTTCCAAAATTAGCTCGCTTCTCGTAACCATTCTCGGTTTGCAGGTCTGCGTATCTTAACAATAAGCCAGAGGGCAGAAATAAGGCGCTACGTTTTGTGTCTACTGTTAACAAGTTATTGCGCCCGAATGAAAGGGCGTCCCCTCGACATAAATACACCAACATATTTTGGGCCGCTTGCCATAAATTGTATATATCTCTATTAGCCCCCCTGTAAATTTTTATAACTCTATCTGCTTCCCACTCGTCTATCTCGGTCCCAAAGTTCTTTAGCTGTTCTCTAAACCTTATAGCCCCCATACCATAGCCAGCACCTAAAATGGTTGTCTTACCAACAAACCGTTGCTCTGAGGTTACATCATCCTCGGCTACCCCGTAGATACGCGAAGCCATTTTCTTGTAGACATCTTCTCCATTGGTGAACGCCTCAACGAGATCCTCCTGTTCGGCAAGCCACGCTAAAATACGTGCCTCTATCTGGGCAGAATCGGCGTCGATCAGGGAATACCCTTCGGGTGCAATTATACTTCGCTTTAATTTCTTAGCGGCTATACCCCTGCTGGGTAAATTCTGTAGGTTAATTTTATCATCGCCGCCCCACCGACCAGTATGTGCGGCATAGTACTTAACAGGTACCGGTAACAACCCACGTTTAGCAATATCTATAAACCTCTGAGTACGTGTTTCTTCTAACGTACTTTTATTACCAAGACGGGCCGCAATTAAAGTTTGCACCTGTGGGTCTTCGTGATCCATAAGAGTTATAAAATCTTCGTCAGTTTTGGCAAAAGCAAACGTCTCTTTACCCGTAGTAGGGCTTACCTTCATCGGAGGTTCCACCCCTAGACCTTTTAAAAGTTCTGCAAACTTCGCGTTGCTCATAAGGTCTTTCTTATCCACTCCTGCTTTTTCCAACAACTTATCTTTGTGGTCACGAGTTTCTATAAGATGTTGTTCAAGCAAACCAAGATCCAGATCTAACGTAGGTTCAATAAACATACGTAAACTTAAATCTATAAGTTTTAATTCATCCCTAGGAAAATCAGGCGCAAACTTCTTAAATATACTATAAGTAAGATCAACGTCGTTTATACAGTAGTCTCCGTATCTTGAGAGTTCTTCTGATGAGAAATCATCTCTATGCTTTCCGATAGCGGCGAGGGCTTCCGTGCCTTTAACGCCAACATTGTGTCTGCTAGCCACTGCTTTGAGACTAGCACTAACTTCCACCCCATCAACAGCACGGGCAATACACAAAGTATCGGTATAAGCGCGAGGAGTGATATCAAAGATCCAATTAGCAATGGCACCATCAAAAATAGTGTTATGAGCAAGAAACATAGCCTCTCGCCAACTGAATGTTTGTAAGTATGTCTTGAGTTCTTCATGTGTTCCACTAGCCCACTCCGTATCGTTGTTGTTCACTTTTACGCCTACACCTATCACTTCAAAGCGAGGATCACGTACATACTCCTCGGTTGTCATTTTTGATAGTGAGAGTTCTTTATCGTAATAGGTTTCAAAATCTACCGTTATCAGGTCCACATCAATTGTCCCTATGTGCTAACTCGCCACCACAAGCCAGATAACCGCAACCGTCTACCCAGTTATCAACATTACTTG